TCATTGATAAAATGAAAAAAGAACAAGAAGCACAAGCAATGACAAGCGGAATTATCGGTTCACAACTTGCACCAGCAGCAGAACCATTCACAGCAGCATTGCGCTCGCTGCTTCAATAACGGAGTAAACAATGCCAAAGACAAAAATCTCAGAATTCTCCAGTACACCTGGAAACAACACAGACATTGATGGCATCAACATTGCTGAAGGCTGCGCTCCTTCTGGCATTAACGATGCTATCCGTGAACTGATGGCGCAACTGAAGGACTATCAAGCTGGCACTGCTGGTGATAGTGTTGGCGCTGTTGGTAGCGTTATCGTTAAAGGTACTTCTGCTGCTGGTGCAAACATTCAGCTTTATGAAGACACAGACAACGGCACAAATTATGTTGCTTTGAAAGCGCCTGATTCGCTTTCTGCTGATGTCACTTGGACATTGCCCAATGCTGACGGTACTGCTAACCAAGTATTGAAAACTGATGGTGCTGGTAATTTTGGTTGGGCAACTACGTCTACAGGTGATGTAACCCTAACAGGCACACAGACTCTCACCAACAAAACCATTACCTACGCTGATAACACATTGACAGGTGTTGCTGGCACAACGGCTACACAGACTCTGACCAACAAGACGGTTGAAGCTGGTGTTTTCACAAACGGTTACACCGAAGAAACAGTAACAGCAAACACTGGCACTGCTTACACAATTGACCTTGCTAACGGATCTGTACAGTATCTGACGCTGACAGGCAATTGCACCTACACTTTCCCAACACCAGTGGCTGGCAAAAGTTTCATCCTGATCCAGAAGCAAGACGGTACAGGCTCACGCACGGTGACATGGCCCGCTGCTGTGAAGTGGCCCGGTGGCACTGCGCCCACCATCACGGCCACTGCCAGCAAGCTGGACAAGTATGTCTTCACAGCGGACGGTACGAATTGGTACGGCTCCGAAGCTGGAAAAAACTACACCGTCTAAGGAATATTAATGTTTTCAAGTAATTCCTCAACGGTGTCGGGTGACGCCAACTACATCGAAGATGTCTTCAGCACTTACCTGTATACGGGCAACGGCAGCACACAGACGATCAACAATGGCATTGACTTAGCTGGCAAGGGCGGACTGGTTTGGTTTAAACCACGAAATACTGCAAACAACCACAACTTAATAGACAGCGCCAGAGGTCTAAATAAGTTTTTGATTACCAACAGCGATGCTGCCCAAGGCACTACAGGCGTGGGTTATGGTGTTTCCAGTTTTAACTCAACTGGCTTTTCTTTAGACCCGCCGTGGACATCCAGCACAAATACAACTGACACAACTCAAGTGGCGTGGACGTTCCGCAAACAGCCGAAGTTCTTTGAAATTGTGACGTATACGGGGAATGGAACTGAGCGCACAATAGGCCATAATTTAGGCTCAACACCGGGCTGTATTATCGTTAAAGAACTAACAGTTGGAAGTACCAACTGGTGTGTTTATCATAGAGGACTACCCACTCCACAATCTAGAAACATTTACTTGAACGCTACAGACGCTTCAGGCGCTTCTAATTTTTGGAACAATACATCTCCAACAAGCACAGTATTTAGTTTGGGTACAAGCGATCAAGTTAATGGTAATGGTCAATCATACATTGCTTACATCTACGCCCATGACGCAGGAGGCTTTGGCCTGACTGGTACTGACAATGTGATTTCGTGTGGTGCATGCCTTGTCGCAGGAAATGCGGTTTCAGTTAATTTAGGGTTTGAGCCCCAGTGGATATTATTGCGTCAATATGACGACCTTAATAATTGGTATGTTTTTGACAATATGCGGGGGCTAAGCCAAACAGGGGCAAAGCTTTTAAGGCTAGACGGAACTAACGCAGAACAAAACGTAAATACAGTTACTGCTACTGCAACGGGGTTTTCTTCCACAGGGGTGCTGGGTAATGGTGATTACATCTACATAGCCATTCGCAGAGGCCCAATGGCCGTGCCTGAGTTGGGTACAAGTGTGTTTGGTTTGTCTGCCAGAACTGGTACGGGCGCAAATGCTACTGTTACTGGGTCGGCTGGAGTTTCTGATGCCGTGTTAGTTAAGAATCGTGGTTCAGCAGTAGCTTCTTTATTTTCTTCAAGGCTGACTAATACTGGCTATCTTGTGACATCCGATACAGCGGCAGAAGTGGCGGCAGGAACAACCATTCTTCAAGCAAATCCTTGGGATGTTATGGATGGTGTTAAGGTTGGCACAACATCAACTATTACCAATGCAAGTGCAGCTACATACATTAATTATCTGTTTGGTCGCGCCCCCGGCTTCTTTGATGAGGTTTGCTATACGGGGACGGGCTCGACACAAACCCAAGCGCACAATCTTGGCGCAATTCCTGAGTTGATGATATTCAAGCAGCGAACAGGAACTGCAAGGTCGTGGGGCGTTTATGTTGCAGCCCTTGGCAACGCAAATCAGTTGCTTTTAAACTCTGACAGCAATGTCGGAGCCGCTACGACTCTTTTAAATAGCACTTCTCCGACCGCATCTATCTTCACAGTTGGTAGTTCAGTTTTGAGCAATCAAAATGGTTCCGCGATTGTCGCCTACCTATTCGCAACCTGCGCTGGTGTTTCCAAGGTGGGGAATTACACAGGCACGGGCACAACCCAAGCTATCAACTGCGGGTTCACTGCTGGTGCAAGGTTCGTCCTCATCAAGCGCACTGACAGCACAGGTGATTGGTATGTCTGGGACAGCGCACGGGGGATTGTGTCGGGTAATGACAGCTATCTCTTATTGAATTCAACGGCAGCAGAGGTCACTGGCACAGACTACATCGACCCATCCAGTGCAGGTTTTGAAATCAGTAGTACAGCGCCAGATGCAATCAATGCCAGCGGTGGAAGTTTCGTGTTTTTGGCTGTGGCTTAAAAGGAAATATTATGAACATCAGAACATCATCAGGTGAAGTTGTATCGGAGCAGGGCTTTCGCGCCTTGTTCCCAAACACATCAATGCCCCAGCAGTTGAGCGAAGCCCTCATCAACGAGTTTGGTGGCAGCGTAGTCTTTGAAGGCCCACAGGCCACAGGCGGCACTGTCTACCAGACCTCCGTGTATGGTGGCATCGAGCAGGTCAACGGCAAGTGGTTCACCAAGTACAACCTTGGCCCAGCCTTCTTCGACACCGAAGACAAGGACGGGGTTGTCACCACAGCAGCGCAGAACGAGGCAGCTTACAAGGCCGCTAAGGATGCTGAGCAAGCTAAGTCTGTACGGGCCTCCCGTGACAGCAAGCTGGCTGAGAGCGATTGGCGCGTCATCAAGTCTGCTGAGACTGCCACAGCCCTGCCAACGGAGTGGGCCACATACCGCCAAGCCCTGCGTGATGTGACGGCTCAGGCTGGCTTTCCTTGGACAATCACTTGGCCTGATGCCCCATGAGCCAGATTGATGCAACTGATGCCAAGTTGTCAACGCACGAAGCTGTGTGTGCGGAGAGATACGCATCAATCAAACACTCTTTTGAGCAGGGCAGCAAGCGCATGAGCCGCATCGAGTACATCCTCTATGCGCTGATTGCGGTGACGCTGCTCGGCCCTGGCTTTGCCGCTGAGCTGCTCAAGAAAATGCTGATGTAGAAATGATCGACCCATTCACGGCCCTTGCCGCCATTTCAACAGCCGTCAAGCTGGTCAAGAAAACTGTGGCCACGGTGCAGGACATTGAAAGTCTTGGCCCCGTATTAGGCCAGTATTTCAGCGCCAAGGCAGACGCGATTGAGGTGGTCAGCAAGGGCGGCTTCTCAGGGTCAGCCAAAGGCCAGGCCATTGAGCTTGAGATGGCGATTGAGAGCGCCAGGGCATTTGAGGAAGAGATCAAGATGCTCTTCTTCTCGTCGAACAAGATGGATGTCTGGCAGAAGATCGTCGCTCGCACTGCCAAGATTGAGCGCGATCATGCGATTGCCGAGGGCAAGCGCAAGGCAGCAGCGGCAAAGCATAAGAAGGAAATGGATGAGGTCATCACTATCGTCCTGATGCTTCTGATTTTCTTGCTGGTCTGTGGTGGTGTTGGTTGGGTTGTCTACGAAGCCGTGCAACAGTGCGGCAGCAAATGTTAAAAAGGTAAACCATGTTTCCTCTCACAGCGTTACTCGAAGTCGGCGGCAAGCTCATTGACAAACTGATTCCCGATCCCGAGGCCAAGGCCAAGGCCCAGATGGAGCTGGCAAAGCTGGCTCAAGACGGCGAGCTGGCCAAGATGGCCAACGACACCAAGCTGTTCGAGGTCGAGCAAGAGAACACCACTGATCGCTGGCAGGCAGACATGGGCTCAGACTCCTGGCTATCCAAGAACATCAGGCCGATGGCTTTGATCGCTATCTTCATTGCGTTCTTCCTGTTCACCATGATGTCGGCTTTCGGCTACAACGCGCAGGAATCCTATGTCCAGCTGCTTGGGCAGTGGGGCCAGATCATCTTCCTCGCATATTTTGGTGGACGCACAGTCGAGAAGTTGGCTGACATGAAGATGGGCAAAAAATGAAAGAGAACTTTGACTCCGCACTGGCTGCCGTCCTACACCACGAAGGCGGCTATGTGAACCACCCGAAAGACCCGGGCGGCATGACCAACCTGGGGGTGACCAAGCGGGTCTGGGAGGAGTGGGTTGGCCACCAGGTAGACGAGCAGGCTATGCGCGGCCTGACCCCTGCAATCGTGGGCCCGATGTACAGGGTCAAGTACTGGGACAAGATCAAGGGCGACGAGCTGCCAGCTGGTGTGGACTATGTGGTGTTCGACGCTGCCATCAACAGCGGCCCAGGCCGGGCGGCCAAGTGGCTGCAAGAGGTGGTTGGTGTGACGGCTGACGGTGCCATTGGGCCCGGCACCATGAAGGCTGTGCTGGCTGAAGATCCCGCCGAGCTGGTGTCTGCGTACTCATTCAAGCGCATGAATTTTTTGCAAGGGTTACCGACCTGGCCAACCTTTGGCAAGGGATGGGGCAGGCGGGTGACCGAGGTGGCAAGCGCTGCTGGCACCATGACCAGCAGCACCCAAGCCTGATTACTGAGCGGCCCCCAGCGCATTGATCCGCTTGCTGTAGCTGGCGGTGTGCCTGATCCGCTTGATCATCTCCACCTTGGCCAGCGTGGGCTCGTTGATCTCGCGCAGCTCCCTGAGCTTGGTCATCCGATCCCGGGGCAGCACCTTGCCAGCCCGAGCCGTCTTGTCGGCCACATCCTCATAGGCATCCTGCCATTCCTCAATGGTCGCGTGCATTGACAGCGGCTTGTCCTTGCCCGGCAGCAGCACGGCGAACCCGGCGACCACCTTGGCCTGCTCGGCCGGTGCCTCAATCACCTCTGGAATATCCATCACCTCCATGTCGGCGGCCACTGCCTGAGCGACCAGCTCGTTGACGGTGTCGATCTCCTGATCCTTGGCAAACACCTCCTCGATCACCGCCGGGTCATCTGACCGCTCAATCATTGGCGCGGCCACCATGTCCAGCGGGTTGGCTGGCTTGGCCACTTGGCGGGGCTTGGCCTCCTCCGGGTAGTCCTGGGCCTCCTCCACGGTGATCATGCCCTTGAGCACATCAGGGAAGGCATCACGCAGGGCAAAGCCGCGAGCTCGCATCTGCATCATGCGCTTGGGGTAGGCTGACCATGGCCCCTGCTTGCCCCACAGGCCAGCCCGCTTGGCATCCTCGACGCTGAACCTGGCGGTCACAGGTTTGCGTCCCTTGCGCTTGGCCACGCAGACGGCCACCGGGTTGGTTGTGCCCTCGCCCTCAAAGAACTCCTCGACATCCTCGCAGACGGGGCTGGCCTGCACCAGGGCCATGGCTGCGTCACCGTAGACGCTGGGCTTGCCGTTGATTACGGCGATATTTTGCAGCGCCTGCATGGGTGCCAGCCCCATCTCCATGCCCCACTGAACACAGACCAGGATGTCTTGGGGCTTGCCCTGGTAGGCCTTGGGCACCATGGAGCTGTTGGCCAGCATGTCGGAGAAGGTCATGGCCTCGGTGAGGGTGGTCGGAGCGAAGCCCCGATTAGTGGTGGTCAGTTGCATTTGTTTCTTTCAGATAGGTTTGCATGGTGATAAAAATCAGCTCGGCCATTGAGTCAATGAGCTCCTCGGCCTCGTCCTCTGTGCAGTCGGTCGCATTCAGCACGGCCACAACGGCACGCTCACGGGCATGCCAGATGGCCGGGTGGTCGAGCAAGGTCATGTCTGCCATTCCTTGATCGACAGCGTGGACTGACGGATGCTGTAGGCTGCCTTGGCGGGCACCAGGCGCTCGGCGGCAGGCTTGTAGTTGCGCATTGGCCAACTGATCACATACTGCCCGGCGCGGCCACGCTCTGCCTGACCCAGCTCCTGCTTGATCAGCTTCTCGGCATCCTCAATGCTGGCCTCGGCTGCCCGGATGGCGGCTTTGCTTTCGATTATGCCCTTGGCCAGCTCGCCTACGCTGGGAGGCAGCTGAAGCTCCTCACGGTCGGCGGCCATGGGGTAGATCCGGTCGAGCTCGCGTGAGCTGGCCGGTGGATACCAATCGATGGCCCCGGTGGTCTGGTAGGTTTTGAGCTTGTGCGCGAAGGCGAGCACCTCCTTGATGATGGCCTTCTGGGTCTCATGGTGGGTGGCGAACAGGAACACGCGCAGCTCAATGCCCTGGTAAAGCACGCAGACAGCGCCCCACTTGTTGCCGGTCACCAGCATCTGGCCTTGCAGCTGGATCGGGCCACGGGCCAGGTGCGGGGTGTCCTCCGGCATGGTCTTGGTCAGCTTGGCCTCGAGCACGCCGGGCCCGTCGAGCACGATGCTGTACTGGCCAACCACATAGATGCCTTTGTCATGGTCAGGGAAGATCTCCTGCCCGGTG